ACGAAGTTTCAAACCGTTTACGACGTGATGACTGAGGTATTCAGATTGAAGAAAGAGTTGAATGACTTCCAGACGGACACCCTTTCTAGGCGCGCGTCATATGAAGCACATAAACAGACGATAGCTGACGAACACCGCATTGCAAAAGCAGCACGTAAGGCAAAGTACGAAGATGATACGTACGCGGAACAACTTAAACAGAAAAAAAGAGGATTCTGCAAAACCCAAAACTGTAAGAACGCATTAGCACATAGTTCATTGTGTGCGACGGGATTATGTCGTCCATGCAGTAGGATTACAAAAGTCTGAATGTATGGGAATTCGTGTAAAATTCTTGAGATACTAAATTTGAATTTTTTTACTCATAAATTTACTTATTATAATCAAACAACAGCTACAAACAGAGCTGATTGGCTACAACTATGTCAAATTATTTTATCTACGAAAAAGGTGATACTACCACCATCCATCTACCGGATGGCAAAATTATTAACATAACAGGCAGCTTGTGGTGGTGTGTTAATGACCATAGAATTGCATTATCGGATCCATGCTCATTTGAGGATTATGAGAATGGTGTGTATTGTGAAATATTCACACATATGATGATCGAGCCTTGGTCAACACCTACGACATCGGATGACGAATACAACGAGTATTGTAAAAAACATGAGAATGAAATGGCTTGTGTTATATATGAGATAGATGGTGGTGAATTCACAACAGAAGATATCATGAACTCGCCATCTTATGATATACGCTACGTATTTGAAAAAATTACATACTACACTGTTACTGTTCCAGTTATTGTAAATGGAGAACGTATTGAGTATGAGGTTACAGCAGAGTTACGTAATGAAACCAAATATTTCGGGATTACCGATTTCGATTTCGAATTCAAAGGTCTTGAGTTTCATGGGTGTGTAATCCCAAATCTAGAAATCACGAAACTATCTGAAGCAAATAATGATAATTGTGGTAACCAAATTTGGGGACTTCGTGTTCGTAGATAAGTCCTCCGCGGCGCGCAGGCCCATTTTGGTCTGCATTTTTTTGCAGAATCATATCCCGCGGTGTGCGGGCACATTGTGCTGCTGGCAGAATCATATCCCGCAACTAACGGAAAAATTACTACATAATTTGGCAGAATCATATCCCGCAACTAGCGGAAAAATTACTGCGCCCATCCGGCAGGATAGAGGTCCTTGAAAATAAACGTATATTTATGAAATTGTCAAATTTGAATTTTTTTTCTTTATAAAAAATAACAACAATTGCAGGATCAGAGATCAACAACTCAAATCATGGAGACACAGGCTGCGGTACAGGCTGCGGCACATGTGGCACAGGCAGCACAGGCGGCACCGGCTGCACCGGTGGTACCTGTGATTTGCAAGCGAAACGGGTGTAAGAACACTCTACGCCAAAGAAGTGGATTGTGTGCCAGTGGATATTGCCGTCCATGCAGTCGGGAATGTAACCCAAACTTTTACTGCTATAACTGCCAGCGCAAATATGACGGCCAACCGTCCGGTAATTGGGGACCTGCCTGTTGTGTAGTCAATGTGAGTATGAAACTCCCCCACAATCACCCCGTAGCGAATGCGATGGATGTTGGTAATTTGATTTTTTTTTATGAAATTTGATTTTTTTTATTCTAATACATTGATTAATATGGGTACACATCTTAGTAAATTTGGTGGTTCATATTATCTGAAAACTAAAAAATGTATCGACTCAAATGTACTAGAAAAGGGACACAAATTTTACTTTGTAAGTGATTACAAATACCCCTATAATCCAAAGTTTATGACATTTACACGTCGTATTAAAGATATCGGATATGTATGTGCTTGGAAAATAGATAAGCAGCTCTATATATTTGAAGTAGAGCTAATAAAAGACATTAATGTAGTAGAGCTAAGAGAGCCTTCAGACATTATAAACCTTCATGAATGTACTGGAATTGAATTCAAATTAGATGCAGGTTTATGGAATAACTATCATACATTAGATGCTATCTTGCCGGATGGGCAGAATGGGCTCGCACACAGTGGATATGATGGATGGATTGAATATCCGACTGCTGAACCTGGCCGTCCATTGGGAATTGAAATTGCAATAACAAATCCATCATCAGTTATGTTAACAGGAAAGAGCTGGACACTTGAAAATCTATTAATAGAAAATGCTGATGAATTTGAGTGCATCGATTTGGGACTAGTCAATGATCTTAAACAAGGTAATACAAATGCGATTGAATTTGCAAAAACAATGATTATGGATGTTACGAAAATATTAAATGAATTTGAGTAAATACAAAAAGATTAACTTATCCTTCAACAATTTAATATCAAACTTATTTCATTCTTTTTTTAGGTGATGAATCGATTATTTGATCTGTAATATACATACGTTCCAACTCACATAATCGAATTCGCATATCCATTGCAGATTTTACTGTATCAAATAATAATGTCTTACATAGTGACATCCCATCCATAGGTCGTAGCTGGTTATCCGTCGATGTAATATCGACTTTGCAACTAATAAGCCTACGTAATACCTGTTCAATCTTAATAACATAACCACGATTTTGTATAGATGTAATATGAGAACTACGATTTCCCCATACGGGCGATTCTCGATATTCCATATATTTAGCATGTCGATTTGTAATACCAGTAATGATGCGAGTATCTAACGGAGTTATTGGTTTATGCGCCATAATCGGACATACTGGACGACATGCAACTTCGTCAGTTTTCCAGCCTATTAAGTTTCCAATAATAAATCGGACAGAACGATGAACATTGACAGCATTATACTGAGTTACCAGTAATAAATCGATCATATTATCTGGCATGGTATTATATAATCGATTATAATATCCATCAATTCTATAATCTAATATTTCATCACTATTGTTAATTAGATCTAGTGCATGTTCGATAACACCTCCTAATATACCATTGTCACAACCATCTACAAGATTACATTTTGAAGTTAATAAAGCTCGTAGCACAGTAGTGTTACAGTTTTCAATAATACGAGTACATAGATAATAGTTTTCATTATCACTATCATAGCCATCATCACTACGTATATTTAGAGATACCTTGATAGATAATAAACGATATACGATATTGATGTCTACATTCGGATTTTTACAAGCACCTACAATCGGTGCATTATAATATGAACGACTTGATATATTAGCTTTCATATTAAGTAATCCATCAATAAATTTGATTGATCGACCACTTTCGATAGCATTATAAATAATATAGTTGTTCTCAATATTACATTTTACAGATACTAATGAATTTACTATACTCAGTGAACTATGACGTACACTTGTAGTCATAATTGGGCGCATATGACTTATTCTTACAAAATGTATAATATATGGCGATTCCAATAATAACTGAACTACATTATGATTATTATTTACAATAGCAAGTCGAATTGCGTATTCTTTAAGTGTATCCGATATTGGCATCATATTAGTGAGTGTTTCAACATCTCCGATTTGGGCTGCAAAAATGGCCTTATCTTCAGTAGTCATAGTAATCTTGACTGAATCTGCAGCAATTTAGATAAAACTTATAATATATAAATTCAAATTTAGATACAAATGTATCCGCGGCGCGCGGGCCCATTCCGCGGCGCGCGGGTCCATCGCTGCTTTAGCAGAATAATCTCCGCATCATGCGGGCCCATTGCTGCCCAATTTTGCATGATAATATCCCGCATCATGCGGGCCCATTGCTGCCCAATTTTGCATGATAATATCCCGCATGATGCGGGTCAATTGCTGCCAAATTTTGCAGGATAATATCCCGCGGCGCGCGGGCCCATTACTGCTTTTTTGCAGGATAATATCCCGCATCATGCGGGCCCATTCCGCAACTAGCGGGCCCATTGCTTCCAAAATTTGGCAGGATAATATCTCCGCGGCGCGCGGGTCAATTGCTGCCAAATTTTGCAGAATAATATCCCGCAACTAGCGGGCCCATTACTGCAGTATAATCATTATTAGTTAACGAGATCTTGTTGGACTTGAATTCTGTGATGATGCTTCCCAATTTGAGATCATTGCACCATCATCATCACTTTGATCACTTTGATCATTTTGAACATTACTTCTACGTTGGATATTTTGTATGTGTGTTTTTTGTTCATCACGATTCATATCTTCATCATTATCGGAGTTATTTTTTTGTCTTTTTCGATATGTTTTGGCTTCCCGATGAGATTCTTGATTTGATTCCGTATATTCGGGTCGAACAGCTATATTAGAAGGTTTGTTCTGTCCTTCAGGATTATAAATTGGATTATTTTTAAATCGTTGAATATATTGGTTTTTTACATCATTATCAATTGTGGGCGCATTTAAAATAATATCATCAATATCTTTCATAATAGTTGTTATAAATTCTTTCCCATCAATTCGTTCATTTGGATCTAATGCAAGTTGTAATGTAATGTTATGACTTAGATTAGAAAAATCGGTTTGAGAAATAATGCCTTCAGTTTTAATAACTCCAAAATTCCATGTAGCATTTAATACACTTAACACTGAATTAACAAATCCAATAACCGCTGTTGCAATTCCAATCCACCCATAATCATATTCAAATGTAGCAATTAATCCACCAGTACCAAGTATTGCAGAAAATATACCGGTTAAAATAGATAATACATTCTCACATCGCTGTGCTTTGGACACAATCCGTTCATAGATCCATGAATAACCATTCGCTTTATTGCGAATATTACGGGCAATTGCTTCAAGTTCCGGAGACCACATTTAAATGTATTATCCTTTAGATAATCGTACTATGTCTTGCTATACCGCCGAATAGACAAGAATATAACGTATCGGCACAGTGCTAATATGTTGTATTGTATAATTTTGGACTATAATATATATTATTATCCGAATGGGTCAAATTGGTCGTTTTGTACCAGTATTATTGTTTTAAAAATCGGGATTGGCAATAAAAACTAATTGCAAATTTTGAATTGATAATATAAAAATTATTATATATACCATATAAATTTCCACGAAGTTTATATATAAATCAATAAGTTAAATTTGTTATAGATAATCACAAGTAGATTGTAACGTAGAATGTCCCGAGAAGCACCATATACAGAAATACATGCAGTAACTATCGGAATTCGATCCGATATTGATAATGAACGTGATTCAATGGTAACAATTACTGATTCACAATTAATGAATAATAATATACCAGTTGTTAAAGGTTGTATTGATTTACGAATGGGTACTACAGAGCATTATTTAACATGTGCTACATGTAAACATAATAATAGAGACGATCAAGGACATCCAGGTATGATTGCATCACAGTTATCGCTATTACAACCTATGTTTGTTTCTGAAATACGTAAATGGCTTAAAATTATTTGTCTTGAGTGTGGTTCAATTCTTATCCCAGATAATAAATTACTATTAATTCCATTGTCAGAACGATTTACTAAATTATCAACATTGGCTCAGAAAATTGGATGTCATCTATGTGGTGCTAAGTATCAGAGAATTATTAAATCTGATGAAGATAATTTTACAACATTAATTGATGATGGTAAGGTTAAAATTAAATTATTCCCCGGTAAAATTAAACAAATTTTCAATCGAGTTACAAATGAAACAGTTATTAAACTAAATAAAAGCTATCACCCATCTGTGTTAGTTATTAATAATATTCCGATTGCATCAAATACAGTTAGACCAGTTGGTGGACGTATGGTATATCAATCAGGTGGTAGTACCGATGTACAATATCATGATCTTACAAATCTTACTCAGCGTTTAGCAAAACAGTTACTTGATCTATCTATTGATAGTAATACAACTATTATTCAGGATTCTAAAGAGGAAATGCATATACAAAATATTCAACAACTATGGTATGATATGATTATTGGTAAGAATACACAGAATGTAAAATCTAATACAGGTAAACGTGGGATTGTAATTGGTGGTAAGAAAATATCACCCATATCGGAAGAATGGACGAGTAAACATGGGTTAATTCGATCGGAACTATTGGGTGGATTTACATTATCGATTGCCCGGAGTACAATCTCAGGTAATCCTAATCTTAAATTATCAGAACTTGGTGTACCACTTGAATTTGCAAAAATAATGTCAATATCGGAAACTGTACAAAGTTTTAATATTGATAAACTTATGGTCTACTTCGTAAATGGAACTAAGAAATATCCAGGCTGTATCTCAATAATCAAACGGAATACTAAAACAGAATATAAAATTAATGATCAAACGATTAATAATTTAACATTAGAATACGGCGATATCATTAATCGAAATATTATTAATGGTGATATTCTATGTTTTACACGTGAACCAGCTTTAGAACGTACAGCAATGTGCGCATTTAAAGTACGTATCACGAATAATAACACATTTTCATTTAATGTTATTGATTGTGCTCTAAATGGATCTGATTTCGATGGTGATGCTATGAACGGTATGGCGCCACATGGACCTATGACTCGTGTTGAAACCGGTATATTGTCAACAGTTCCTAATTTTCTTATAAGTACGAAAAATTCAAGAATTGCATTAGGTCAAACACAGGATTCGGTTATTGGAAGTGCTAAATTATCCAGATGTTCTAAAATTAATAAATATCATGCAATGATGTTATTTTCTAAAGCCGGCATCGAAATTCCCGATTTTGGATCATATAATAATACCGATATACTAACGGGTGGTGATATTATATCGGCATTATTTAAAAATACACCATTTAATTATAGTAAAGCACCATCTTGGTATAATGAAGCATTATCACCATTTATTAATTATTTACCGGAAAATATCAAAACAGTATTTCAGAATGGTAAATTTATGTCTGGTGTATTAGATTCAAAATCTATTAGTGAAGGTGCTGAAGGTGGTATATTCCATCTTATAGCATATAAATATGGTAATGAAATTGCATTGGAACAAATGTTTACATTACAACAATTGGCACTTACATTCTTAGATTGTGTCGGATTCTCATCAGGTATTGATAATATGTTAATCCCGGCAAGTAAACTTAATGAAATTAATAATATTGTTCTTGGTATGTTAACCGATGTAGAACAAATTAATAAACGTCTTGAACGAGGTGAACTAATTCCGCCTATTGGACTAACAACCATTGAATATTACGAACATCTGGTCAAAGAAGCCCTAAGAACACCAGATGAGGTGTTAAAACCGATAATTTCATCATTAGATGTAGATAATAACGGGTTATATAACATGATTGGATATAAATCTAAAGGTAGTTTACCGAACTTAATTCATATCTCGGGGTTTATTGGTCAAACCGAGATTAATGGAAGTCGTATTAAAAACAATTATGGATTTGCTAGAGCCAATCCATGGTTCCCTAGATTCGACTTAGATCCCGAACCAAATGGATTTAACTCAAATTGTTATATTAATGGAATTAATTCGAATGAAGTATTAAATTCAGGTCAAGGTGGTCGATATGATCTTATTACTAAAGCACTTGCAACGGCTCAAACGGGTACATCTGCAAGACATCAGACAAGATGTATGGAAACAAATATTACTGATAACTATCGTAGATCAGTAATAGGTAATCAAATTATTCAGCTATTATATGGTGGTGATGGTGTTGATACCAGAAAACTTATTAATGTGACATTACATACGGTTAAACTCAGTGATGAAGAACTAAAAACTAAATATTATCTAAATCTATCGGATTCAACTAAAGCTGATCAAAAAATATTTGATGATGAATTTAAACAAATCAAATCCGATAGAGATAAATTCAGACAAAGTATTATAAGTATCGAATCTACAGGATTTAATGATGTTGGCACAAATATTCGACATGTACCAGTGGATGTAGAGCAAATGGTGAATGATATAATAGTAAAAAAGATGTTATCTGGGAGTAGTCAAAATAAAAAAAGTGCAAAAGAATTGATTCGAATGCATGATATGGTAAACTCGGCCTGTAAAAATTTGCCCTATATTCTTATTAATGAAATTCAAGAACAGTTACAGTCCAAAATACCGGAATATATCGAATGTGCCGTATTTATAACTCAAATGTTGATTAGGACTGAACTATGTAGTCTTAAATTGCTTAAACTTAATGAAGAAGATTTAATATATATAATTGATACGATTAAATTGTATTATGCGATTGCACTTATTGATTATGGTGTATCTATCGGAATCTTAGCGGCACAGTCGATTTCGGAACCTATGACCCAATATATGCTTGATTCGCATCATAGATCGGTGGGTGGCGGTACTACACGTGCAGGAATTCTTAAACCGAAAGAAATTCTTGGTGCGAAATCTAAAAGTAGTGAGATGAGTCCGGAGATGTTATTACGTGTATTGCCACAATATGAACATGATCATGTCGAAGTATCTAAGATTGCGGATCAGATTGAGTATATGGATCTTAAAAGATTTATATATTCCTGGTCATTATTAGATGAAAGATTTAATGAATTAGTATATCCACCATTCTTATCTGATCGTAGTTGGATTGATAATTTTATTAAATTCTATCCACTACTACGCGTACCAACAAATATCACGAAATGGTGTATTCGACTGCAATTAGATAAGCCAAGTATGATTCTAGACAGTATGAGTTTAGATTACATTATTGAAAAACTAAGAATCAAATATCAGAATATGTATATTATACACAATTCCGAAAACGATACAAATGTAATTATACGGATGTATTTATTGGAACCATTGATAGTTGAGTTATCTAGGAATGATATTAATATTATTACCAAGATTACCAATTTTATAAATCATACATTGTTTAACACTCAAATCCGCGGTATTAACGGGATTATATCGGCAGCAGTTGAGGAAATACAGCGAAATTTTATTAATGAAGATGGGTCATTAGAAGTTAAGACAATCTTTGCTATCCGGACATCTGGTACTAATTTAGAAGATATAACACTTGTCCCACAAATTGACCCATATACAACCGTGTCATCGTCAATAGATGATACATATGGATTCTTGGGTATTGTAGCGGCTAGGAATGTTATTATCCGAGAGTTGGATCGATTTATGGGAGGTAAATCTCCGAATATCCGACATTTATCATTATATGCGGACGAGATGACTTGTACTGGTAAAGTAACCGCACTGATTCCGAGTGGAATTGATGTACGTGAAAAAATTAATGTATTCTTACGGATGGGTGCAAATAAACCAGTTGTTGTTATTCGTAAAGCTGCGATTGATAATGTTACAACGAAACTAAATGGACTATCTGCAAATTATATTATGGGTCGACCTCCGAGTATTGGTACATTATATAACGAATTTCAATATGATGAAGCCTATATCTCCAAGAATCATAATAATATCACAGATGTATTCGATGATTTAGAATAAGTCTCTTTTCGCAGAAAACAATGGGTCCATGCACCTCGGAATATAAAAAAACAATGGGTCCGCGCGCCGGAATATAAAAAAACAATGGGTCCGCGCGCCGTGGAATAAAAAAAAACAATGGGTCCGCGCGCCGGAATATAAAAAAACAATAGGTCCGCGCGCCGCGGAATAAAAAAAACAATGGGTCCGCGCGCCGCGGAATAAGTCTTATAGAATATTACATATTCCGTGCTGTATTTTTTTTGATATATTACGTACATTATTCAGTAAATTAATTTTCTTAGGTTTATTTGATGTTATCATATCTGGTGTTAATTGATTAGGTTGATTTAATACCATATTATTCGGAGATGTATTTAAATATGTTTGTATTGCTGTGCTTAGTTCATCTAATGTATTAAAATCCGATGTATCAAGATTAGGATATTCGATTTGGAATTTTGGGATTATTGACTGTGATGTCGGATTTAATCCAAAAATTGAGAATTTATGTGTATAATCAGGTGTGAAAACCGTAGCCGAATACTGAGCACTTGTAGCTATTGTTAATGCCGGGAATTGATTTTTTATCATATTAATAGCACTATTAAAATTACTTATTCGATCATCAACTGGTGTAGCTTTTACACGAATCACAGGAGTAGAATCAACTGGTGTTGCTTTTACAGGTGTTGCGTTTACAGGTGTTGCTTTTACAGGTGTTGCTTTTACAGGAGTAGAATCAAGTAGATCTTTAATATATGTTTCAACATCATCTAAAGTTTTGTATCGATAAGATTCTTCATTTTCGTCTGTGATCTCAAAATTATCACTCCCCGCATTATCAGGATTTATACCCATAATAGAAAATTGTATTTGTTTAGATTTGTCTGACACACTCACACCATTATCACCATCTTCATATGTAAAAATTAATGATGGGAACTTGTTATTTAGCATCTTATATGCTGTAGATGCATTCTGTATTCTTATATCATTATCAAGTGCACCACCATCAATACATGTAGTTGTACAACAGATTGCAGCTATTACAGCGACAATTGCTAAAATAACTAAAATTATAACAATATGAACCCAAATCTCCATCTGAATAAATATGAATGAATATAGAATATATAATATATAAGTTAAAAGTATTTATTAAAATTTATTGGGCACTTCAATCTTAATATTATTAACGCCCATCACATATCCCATTCGATACATAAGAAATAGTAATACAATACATATTACTAATATAATAATAAGTAGTATATCTTTTTGCATTTTAGATGTATATATTAAGATGTATATTAAGATATATATATTAGATATGTATACAAAATGCAAAAAGATATTAGATATGTGGAATAAAAAGTTTTATAAAATACGTTTTTTAGGCGTTAGATATTCAACACCAAGATAATTCAATATTGATCGTTCTGTCTTGAACTTCTTTGATATTTTTTTATCATTCTTAAAAATCCCATATTGATTTAACTTTAATCCCATTTTCTGAGCATGAACCCGGGTTTTAATATTAAATAGCTTATTACCTGTATGATGTAACATAGCAAATGGTTTATCGGATTTCAGACAAGTAAATATATCAAGATAAACATCTTTACCACCAATACTGAGTTTAAATGATTTTTTCTTTTTACCATCTGCGGTTTTTGATATAATTTGGATTTTAGATTTAAAACTTATTTCACCAAGTTCTTGATCTTGTTTTAATGGTACAAGTAAATCAATATCTTTAACAAAATCCGATTTACGACGCATTCCACCAACAACAACAGTCGTTATTTTGACACCATTAGATCGTATATATTTTCGAACTAATGTCATATAGTTAAATGCCTCATTATATGGTAATTTAGATTTCATATTATTCTATTGAATATGTTTGAACGTATATCGCAATCGTATTTTGTATATTAAGTCCGAAAAAAAAATATAGTACTATTAATTTAGTCCCATCATTGCAGAATAGTTCTTAGTCCTCATTAAGTCCGTCTAGATTCGGTTCATCATCAACAGGTACTGCAGTTGTTTCCGTAGTTGATGTATTTTCGTCTTCTTCGTCTTCTTCTTCTTCTTCATCACTATATGCGCTTGTAATCGAAATCTTACTACGTTCACCCTCAGTAATAACTAACTTATAGAACGCCAATGGGATAGAGATACCTTGACTGCTTGCACATCCAGAAATCTTAATAACCCCGAATGTCGCTTCACTTCCGACAGGAATACGATGAACATTAGATGCAATCATAGGAGTAACATTACCATCTTCATCTGTAAATGTGTAAGGAACTGGGTTATAGTGTTTCTTATTACCTTTAAGTTTCTTATTTTCAAGTTTCTGCGATGATGTAATATTATTCTTGAAATACGTTTCTTTGGGTGCTACTCCAGAATCCTGAAATGATAGAGTTACACTAACAGATGGATTAATCATCAATTTACCAGCCAATGGAGACTTATCCCCATAATATCGGCGAGTCATCGGACAAATTTTAAGACTGCTAACCTTAAATGATACACCTTGAATAATATCGCGCACATTATCAACAATTTGTTTATTTTTGATACGTTCCGCATAAACACTGTCACGATATGTTTCAATAATCATAATAGTCCGGACAAATTTAGATGTTTCATTAACCGAAGGAAGTGTATTAGGGTCTACAAGCTCACCCGTCTTAGGATCAATATCAAGTCGAGTCGAATATAGCATGAATTGCATAGATGCCTTCTGAGTAATACTTGACATACGAGATGTAATAGGTTTCTTAACACCGAGTTCCGTAGTCTGTTTAGACGCATCTTCATCTGTTAGCGCTGCGATCCAGAATGCCATTTGTTCATCATTAATTCGGAGATAAAACGGGATCCATACATCACCGATCTTAACCGATGCATTATTATAATGTGCATTTCCCTTCTTATTCGAGTTGAATCTAGGATCGAATTTCATAAATTTAGAGCAATCACCCTCATACATATCAAATAGCTTAAGGAATGTATCGCATGATACAGTCTTGGTCTCGGCCATTTTAAACTGTTCAAACAAGCCTAAGAATTCTAGTGTTATATATGTAGATTTTTAGATATATAATATATGTTTGATTTTATACAATATAATATACCGGTTTCAATTTTTGCAAAAAATTTGAATTATACATACTTATACTTATATACATATACATCCACGGCGCACACATCCAGTAGGATAACATCTGAAAATGCTGGTTCCAGTAGCATGTAAATCATGTGGGAGGTCAATTGGGGATGTCGCTCCCGTATATAAAATAGTGGTAAGGAATCGCATGTTGGCATGGGCAGAAGAAAATAATTTTGAATTAACACCCGCTAATATGAGTATATTTGCATCAAATATGAATAATATGTCGGATATATTAGACGCACTCTGTATAGATAAATGTTGTCGAGTTCATGTTGTTAGTCATATTGATTTCTGTGATCACTATTAATGATTAATAGGTTATCAAGTATTATGGACCCATAAATTATTATAGAAAAATTACTAATATGATTTGATACAAACTTGGTTAGATTACATGCTATCATGTATTATGGACCCATAAATTATTATAGAAAAATTACTAATATGATTCGCAAAAAACTTGGTTAGAATATGTGCTATCAATGGATTCATAAATTATTATAGAAAATTGACTAGAATATGGGCTATCAAGTATTATGACCCCATAAATTATTATAGAAAATTTAAAAAAAATATTTTAGATATCATTGGATTAAAACCGCAGCCGCACCTGTGGTGCTGCATCGTAGATGCTGACCGAAGCCCGAAGAAAACCCGGATTTAAACCGCAGCCCTGGCGACCGTAGGGGAGCGAAGCGACCCGGAGGGAGTAAAGGGCGTGAGGTTT